CCAAAACGCAAGCCAAAACAAGAAAAAATAAATGGCAATAACTCTTGATGCTACTGTTGGCGGTGCAAATGCCAATACTTATATAACCCTTGATGATGCAAACGGAATCATTGAAGGTTTTGTTCTAAGTGATGACAATGCCGCTTGGGATAATTCAACGACTGATAATAAAAACAGGGCATTGTTTACCGCAGCCCAGAGAATAGACAGAGAAAAATTTTTAGGGGCAAGAGTAAATGATACACAGGCTTTGGAATGGCCTAGATCAGGAGTTAGAAAACCTGATACATATACAAACCTTTATGGCTTATCTTTTCCAAATAGATTAGTTGCTGATTATTACACTGATACTGAGATTCCAGAAAGAGTAAAAAAGGCTCAAGTAGTTTTGGCAGTTTATTTAAACAATAATAGAAATGGTTTAGAACTTAGTGGGCTAGAAGATTTTGCGGCTGTAAGTATTGGAAATATAAATGTAACCCCTAGATTTTTTGGGGCTGTAGGAATTGATCGAATACCGCCGATAGTTGATCATTACCTTATGGGCATTAGAATAGGCGGAAGAGCAAACTTATCAATTAAGAGGTCATGAAAATGAATTACGGCTATCAATACCCAGCGGCAATTATTATTACAGATACCAATGCACATACAGGCAGATTTGGTAAAATTCATGCTTTGAATGGTGCTGTAGTTATAGGAACACTGGTGGCTGAAAACATTACAGAAAATGGGTCATCAACAATAAGCAACATAACAGTAAAACAAGGTTCAGAAATTGAAGGTGTTATAACAAGCATTACTCTTTCTGGCGGTCAAGCTATCGCATATTACTTATGAAATACGGCAATCAATATCCAGCAGCAATAATTATTACCGACACAAATACTCATACGGGTAGATTCGGTAGATTACACGCTTTGGAACAAGCGACAACAGGTTTAATTACTGCAAAAAACATTACAGAGAATGGATCTTCAACTATAGATTTTCTTACTATCAAACCTGATAGTGAAATCGAAGGAGTTATAACAAGTATAAAACTAACATCTGGCTCTGTTATAGCTTATTACTTATGAATATATCAGGCCCATTAAAAAATTTAGCCTCAAAGACACTTGCTGCGCTTGGTGGTGATGTAACTATAAGGCAAGTAACGGCTGGAAGTTATAACACCACAACAGGAGCTATTACTGAAAGTACATCTGATACAACTATCAAAGGTGTTGTAAGTAATGTTGCTCGCAATGAGGTCAAT